AAAAAAATAAACCCTATTCCTAATACTAATCCTAATCCTGTTAATACTAAAAAACCAATTGAAGAATTACTAACTGACTATAAAAAACATAATGATGATATTATTAATCAAATACAAATACAAATTAGTTCCATAAATAATAATGATAATATAATTAATGAACTAAAAAATAAGATTAAATTATTAAATAATACTGATAATGTAATTAATGAACTGCAAAATAAAATGAATTTATTAAATAATAAAGATGATATAATAAATGATTTGAAAATTAAAATAAATTCAGTTGATAATATTAGTATTTTACCAATTGGAACAATAATATTATTTAGTGGTATAATTATTCCTGATGATTGGTTAGTATGTGATGGTAGTGTATTATCAACAGTTGATTATTCATTACTTTTTAATGTTATTAATACTATATATGGAGGTAATGGACTAACAAATTTTAATATACCCGATTTTAGAGGCAATGTTCCAGTAGGTGTAAATTCAAAATATAATTTAGGTAATAGTGGTGGGGATGAAGTTCATACTTTAACTGTTGATGAATTACCAGCTCATAATCATACCGGTACTACCCAAATAGCCGGCAATCATAATCATTCTGGTTTTACTAATATAACCGGCGACCATATTCATAATACTAATACAAATGGTAATGTTTATAATGAATATGGATTAATACATAAAAGTTATGGTGGTCTTAATACTGAATCTACTACAAATTTACAAGAAAATATTGGTTATCCAGATCTAATAACACCACCCCTACAATTAGATATATATACTAGTGGTTCCCATAAACATAATATTACAGATGATGGCAACCATACCCATAATTTTACAACTGATAATACCGGTTCTAATTTAGCTTATAAATTAATGCAACCATATTTAGTAATATATTATTTAATTAAATATAAATAAATTAATCAGTACATTCATCATAATAATTATTATCATTATAAATTGAATCTTGAACATCAACTTGATAAATTATATTAATAACATCTTCATATAATTCTTGTAAAGACCATGGTTGGATCCAATTATTTTCATAGTATATTTTATAATCAAATATATTATTACCCATATAATTTTTATTATACCAATATAAACAACTATAATCATCTAGATCATTTGGATAATCTATTATACTTGTTATATTATCTTTAATATTAATAATTAATTTATTTTTACATTCATCAAGAGAACTACAACTAAATGTTGATGTCTCATATTTTGGGACATTAGGACGGGTAAAAGTTATAAACATAGGAATACTCATTAAATTAATATATATTAGTTTAATTAATATTTTTTTCAATTTTATTTAAAAAACACGTTGTTTTAAACTGTTATATACTAGTTTACACCCTTGAAGATTTAAAATGCCGACTTTACTCAACAAAAAAAATATTCAAGGTTTACTCGTTTCAGAGTGTGTAAATTATGATTTTGTTAAAGCGTCAACTTTAACTGATTTATTGTTTTTATTTTGAACAACTTTTTTAATTTTATTTTTTTTAGGATTTTCTATTTTATTAGTTTCATCTTTCTTAACCCTACATAAATATTTTGGTCGTTCAATTCCATTTATTGCATTTTTTGCAATTCTGTATATATTAGTTGCACCATTTACATCTCTGTTCCATACACCTGAACACTTTTTACAAGTTAAAAGCCCGTGGACTAAGATATTACCACTCTTATATGGTTTTGGATTTTTTCTTATTTGAAATTTTTCACATCTTCCTGTTTCTTCTTTACATATTGAACACATACAACTTGTTCTAAATTCATCAACTAAATATAATTTATAACCATTATCTCTAAATATTCTTCTTATTCCTTTTCCTTTGATAGGTTCTTTGTATTTCATATGTTGCTTTTGTTCAAAATCTCCCCCGCATATAATAACATCTTCTGGTTTTCCGAATATTTTTTTAAAATTATTTATTAATTTTTGTTCATGTTTTTTCCTGTTGACATATCCATTAAGTTTTAGTTTTCTGAATATGTATTTTTCATAAAATTTATATAATTTGTTATTTATTTCACTTTTCTTCTTAATATATTCCTTAAAATCTTTTATTATTAATGTTTTTCTATTTAATTTTGATAATTCTGTTTCATATTCAATAATAGTTTTTACATCTATTTTTTCTTTTTTGAATTCTAAAATTATTTTAGCATATTTTTTAATTTTACATTCTTTTCTTTTACTATCTTGTGTATATCTATATTCATTATCATCTTTATTATCACTATCAACACAATATAAAATATCGATCAAACCTGGATCATATGCAACAATTTTTTTATTTTTAATATCAGTATAATCACTTAATTCATCAATATATTGTTCTGTATTTGAACCAACTTTAATATTAGGTATTCTTTTACCTATTAAATCATTTCTTAACATTAAAATAGAACAACTTACTCCATCAGTTTCTATCATATGATGAAATGTATATTTTAGTTTCTTAAAACATTGTCTTTCAGTTCTAAAGAAAAATTCCCAAATTTCATTTTCGTATTTTTTCAAATTACCTTCTAATAAATAATCTGTTTTATTTCCTTGTTTTTGTGTAAACAATAAATGAACCAAAGTTGTTGTATCCAATTTAATTGATTTCATAATAATATCATTTCTCATTGGAAATACATTATAAATCATAACTTTATCTTTTTCTACTTCTTTCATCATTCTAATCATACACGGTAAATAATCTTGTGAATTACATTGTAAATCGTAATATAAATTATCTTTCATATATTTCTCTTTGTTTGGTGTTATTGTTTTCTTTATTTCTTTTATCCAATTATGATATTTTACATCTGATGTATATTCTTTTGATACTTCTAATATATCAGTTTTAATTTTCCTTAATTGTCTGAAAAACTCGTTAACTAATTCTTTTTGTTTTTCTTCGTCTTTATTTTCTTTTTTAATTTTTAATATAGTTTCTTTTTTCTTCCAAACAATATTAACATATCTTTCAATATATTCAACATAGTGTAATTTAATATTATTTTCATACATTGTAATAATTCCAATTGTAAGATAATCCAAAACTGTATTAAGATGTGTATAATCTAAGTTAGTATCTTTAATTAGTGGTTTATAATCAGATTTATAAAAAGTAGTTAATTTATCTTTTAGTTCTTTAATTTCTTTCTTTGGTGGGCGTCCTGATGCACTTTCATTACATAAAATTTTCATACAAGAATTAACAAATACTTTATCTATTTCTGGTAATTTATTATTTTTTTCAAAATAATCCAATAGATAAAGTTTCATAAACATCAATGTATTAATTACAATCTTATTGCATTTAATAACTGCATCTGTAATTTTAGGTAGATTAATATCTGAATTTTTCAAAACATGTTTAAGAGGTATTTTAACACATTTGAAATAATCAGTATGTTTATCTGGTGGTTTAATTTTTTTTTCTACTATAGCACTCATTATAATATACTATATTTATATAACTTTATATATATTTTAATTTCTAAAAATAAACGCAAAAATAAAGTAAATTATTTTATACTTAATATTATATATGGACTATAAAGATAAATATATAAAATATAAAACAAAGTATTTGGGATTAAAAAATATAAATATAAATATAAATAATCAAATTGGTGGTGGTAAAAATAATTTTATTATAATTGGTAATATTAGGGGTAATGATTTAGATTTTATACCAGAATTAAAAAGAAAATTAAAATCACTAAATGGAAATGTAAATGAATACAAATTTAAATTTAAAAATAAAATATTTATTTTAGATGATTTAACATTTAAAAGTGTAAGTGATGACATTAAATTATTTATTGATAAAAAAGAATTATCAAATAATATTATAATATGTTTAGAAGAATCATCACCATTTGGATTATTTTTTGCAAATATGTATCCTGAGTTATGTAAAGCAATTATTTGTTATCCATTGAGATTTAATACAAAAGAAAGTTTGGATAGATTGTATCATAAATATGTTGAAAAAAATGGGTGGAAATTTATTAGTAAATATTATGATCCAATTGATTATTTTTTTGAAATAAATGATAAAAGATTAAATGAACTATTTAATAAAAATGGTGAAGAAGAAAAAAACATTATTGATTTATTAATTAATCTAGAATTAAGAAAACAATATAATAAAATACCAACAATTTTTAAGGTGTCAACTTATTTATTTTCTCGTTTAGATATGGATTCTGTTAACACAATAAAATCAAATTTTGAAAGAAAAGATATTGCAGAAATGAAAGGTATTTTATCTCCAGATGATGCGATTTATACTTCTATGATGTGGAATATAGCAAGAGTTCAATATGATAGAGAATTGATTGAATTAAATAAAGAAAATAATTTTTTAAGAATTCATTATACAATTGCTTTTGAAATTAATGAAGATGTTAGATTAATATGTGATGCAGTTAAAATATTAATATATAATTAATTTTAATTAAAATTCATCCCATATTTGTTCAAGTATTCCAATAGGATCATTTGGAATCATACTATCTTTAATACTTTCTTCAAGACTTTTTGTAAAATTGTTAATGATATTTTGAACATTTAATAAATTATTTACTTGTTCTTTAGTTATATTATCATTAATTTTATAACTATCTAGACTAATATTTATACCTTCAAAATTTCTTGATCCAGAACAATAATAATTTCCATTAATTTTCATTCTAAATGATACTACAATATTATCTTTTACACCATAAAATATAATATCCATGAAAAATATAGGATAAGCTTGTTGAATACCCCATTCTTCAAATTGTTTAAAAGTTGGGGATGTGTGTGTAACTTTAATAACGTATGTCATTATTTATGTAATTTAGTAAAATAATTAAATTTAAATCAATTTTTTATTCAATTTTAATATAATTTTTTTGTAATTGACATATATTTAAAATTAATTTAAATAATTATTATAATTAGATATATAATTATGGATTATGACATAGATATCCAAGACAATAAAAAATATATTTATGTTATAAGTAATTTAATGAATACTGATATAAGTATTTTTGAAATAAATGAATGGGATGAGTTATTGAATAAAAGTGAAATTTTTAAAAAATATGTAAATATACTTAATCGTGAAAGTGATATTGAATATATTAACACACATTCAGAAATTAAAAATGCAACTTATTATTTATATCATAATTGTGAATATTGCAAATATGATGATTTTACTTCTTTAGAATATTATACTGGAAATAAACAAGATATATATGAAAGAGTATTTTTGGAGACTAAAAATAAAGATAGATATAATATATCTATAAATAATTTTAGAGAATGGATTATTGATAATTATGAAAATTTTAATAAAAACTATAACATAATAAAGTTGTATGATGATAAATAAGTTTTAATTAAATAAAATTAATTAATATATAAATAATTATGGATGAACTAAATATATTATAGTTTAACAAATCGTTCATTTATTACAAAATATTATTTTATTGTAATAATTTAAAAATATATTTCTTCGTTCTAATATCTTCTTTACCATCTTGTTTTATTCTATAATCATAACTATTTAATTTATATTTACTTTTTGTTAATTGTCTTATAATTGATAAATATGGTCTTTTTGCTTTTGTTGGTTCTGATGCTCCTATAATAGTTGAAAAACTATAATATTTTCTTATGTCAGGTATTAATTCTAATATTTTATCTTGTTTTGTTTTATCATTATCAAGATTATATAAAATAATACTACTTTCATCATCTAATTCTAACACATTAATAATTTTATCAACTAATTCATCTTGTTCTTTTTTATATAAAATACTTTTTAATTTCATAATATTATATAATGTTATGAAATTTTTAAATAAGATTAATCTTTATAATTTTTGGGTTTTCTTTTTAAGGTAGAATCTTTTTTAATATAATCTTTATAAGCATCTTTGTTATAAGCATTTTCAAAATAATTCCTATAATTTTCTTTTTTAACTTGTTTTATCGCATTTTTTATTTCTATAGATAATTCATCATATTTCAATACTTTTTTATTTAACTTCAAATAATGTTTTATTTGATTAAAATATTGCTCTATTGGATTGGTTTTAGGAGTATAAGGGATTGTAAATAAATATTTATTGCCACTATTTATAATTGCTTGTTTAACAAATTCATTATTATGGCTACCAGCATTATCTAAAATAATTAAGTGATTTTTATATTTATTAAATATATTTACTTCTAAGAATTCAACAAATCTTTCTTTAGTCATACCACCTTCTTTATATAATGTTGCACCTATACATTTAAAATTAGAAATAGCACATAATAAAGTAAATTTTCTAAATACATAATTATCATCTGTTTTAACAACACATCTTTTACCTAAATCACATTTTGAATATGGTAAATACATAGCTGGTTTTATTGAAGTTTCATCTAAAGATATTATTTTATTAAGTGAATATTTACCTATTTCTTTATAAAATGCTTTTAATTCTTTTTTAATATCTGTAGGTTTTCCATATCTTTCTTTTGGATAATGTTCATGTCGTGTTCTTTTTCTTGTTATATTATTATCTCTTATTACTTGTCCTAAGTGTTGAGATGTAATATCAAAATCTTTATATTTCTTTTTAATTATTTTATATAATTTTTCCATACTTATTTATTCATTTTCTTTTAATTTTTGTATAGCATATTTAACTGTTCTTTAGTTATTTTATAAGATACTTGTTTTCTATTTAGTCTTTTAATTTCTTCTAACTCTTCATATCTTTTAATCCATCTTTTCAAACTTCTTTCAGAACACTTAAATATCTCACAAGTTTTAGTATAATTAGTATGATCATTTTCTAAAAAATATTTAACAGCAATAAGTTTATAATCTTCACTTTTATGTTTAGACATTTAATATATAATTATTTATATATTAAAAAATCGGCATTTTAAATCTTCAAGGGTGTAAACTCATTAAAAATATTTGGGTCATGACCAT